CTTTAGATGTTCGTATTGTCGGTTTGTACGAAGATCCAGCAAACGAAGATTATTCGGCAGCAGGTCATCAGTACGTTGTACGACTTAATCACCCATTTAATAGCGGCGTCGGCATTGCAGTCGGTACGTTTGCTACAACTGGCATATAGGAAGGGGATAGATAGATGGCTATTTCTCGCGCACAACTGGCGAAAGAGCTAGAACCCGGCCTAAATGCTTTGTTTGGGTTGGAGTATGATCGTTACGAAAACGAACATGCTGAAATTTTTGAAGAAGAGGCCTCCGATAGAGCATTCGAAGAGGAAACGATGCTTGGGGGCTTTGCGAGCGCACCGACTAAACAGGAAGGTGCAACTATTAGCTTTGACGATGCACAAGAAACGTACACGGCTCGTTACACACACGAGACGATTGCGTTGGCGTTTTCAATTACTGAAGAAGCTATTGAGGACAATCTTTATGATCGTCTTGCTTCAAGGTATACGAAAGCTCTTGCTCGTTCCATGGCGCAAACCAAACAGATCAAAGCCGCGGCTATTCTAAACAATGCGTTCTCCTCT